AATATTCTTTAGAGTAGTAAAATCGGTTTTAGACGTTTTTTACTAACTCATGGGGTCTAATTTCGTGTTGATAACAGTTATATCATGTTTTATATGGCCGACATCCTACTGAATAGTAGTTAGGCTATCAGCATACTAAGCGATAGTGGCGATAGCCTTTTCATTCACAGACCTGCATTCCGCCAATTCATCATATAACTTATCTTCGCGTTCCTTTTGGTTTGTTATCATAGTAATTGTAATTTTCCAAATGAAAATCCCCAAGGCAATCGCACAAGCAATAGGAAACCCCACAGAAGATATAACATTTAATATCGCATCTAAATTCATAATTACACCCCCTTTCAATTTTAGTTAGGGGGAATAATTAACTGGTGCGTTTCCACATATTCACTACTAAGTATGGAGGCATATTATTATGTGCGGCACCGCCTCCTGCATAACCCATACCTAATCTTGCCCACCAAGTATTTTTGTTGTCGGTAACACTATCCACCAAATATGAACCTTCATCTGGTGTCCAAGTACCATCACCGCCTGGATTGTAGGAGTACATAGGATGTGTATGCTTTGGCATTTCGTTATATGTCAAAGTATGCGTAGCTTCGCCACCCGTAGAACCTAAATTGTAAGTAGAATTTGAACCTAATAGGAATCTACCCTCTAATTTCTCCCATGAGGTGCCGCTAAATAGCGTCGAGGGGTCGGCCGCATTAACACTCATGTAAATACTACCTATGGGATAAACAATATCTATAAGAGAGGAGTATTGTTCCGTTAAGGTACTAACTAAGTTATCCACATACTATTTAGTAGCTGGATTATTTGAATCAGTGGGTGATAGTACAGATACAGGAACATTGAAATTAAAATCGTCAGAAGACCAATCAAAAACAGGTAATGATTTAGCAATATATTCTTTACTAATAATAGTATTAATAGCATCCTATACCCTTGCTTCAAAGTTATAGGTCTCAGTATAGGATAATCCACTCTTGGTAGTAGTGGCGGAAAATGTTCCATCATTATTCTTTGCGGCATTGGGAATAGTTGTCCAAGAACCCCAAGAGGATGAGGAATTAAGTTTATAACGATAACTAACCGTTATATCATTAGAAACTTTTCCAAAACTACCTTTGAACCAAGTGCCGCTAATATCAATTGTGGCGACACCACTAGTATTTATCTCAATACCATCTATTGATATAGTGGGGCTTTTATAATCTATTGCCGCAAGAGTAATAGTTTTAGTCGCACTGCGGTTGCGGGTATCAGTCGCCCCGAATTTAAAGACGCCATTATTATGACCGATAAACGTTTGAGTTGTACCATGTTTGCCAGAATAATAATTAGGCGGATTCTAGCACCATTTGTCTTTTATATATGCACCTGAGGTAGGTGTGGCATACAGGTTTATTTGGACAGTGGACACACCGCTAATAATAGTTTGAGTATTGCCCGATAGTTGAGAGGATATAGCGTCAGTAGTTGCTACGGTTGAATCTATTGTTGGTACAGCATCATCGGCTATTTTTGCCGTGAACGTTGATGTGTAATTAACATCTTTCCTTCCTGCGAAAGTGTAATAGGAAATTAATTTACCTGTTTTACTACTCGCGTAAGGTATCTCTTTGGCGAAAGCCATTGGGATTGTCCAAGTGATTTTAGCGGGAATACCCGAAGCGGGTAAGTTATCCACTATAACGCCGGTCAATTCACCAAATTCATATTCTATGCTATAGCGTCCTGTGCCGCTGGTCGAAGAACCCTCAGTGGAAATCACGGCATCCTGACCTATAACACAAGTCGATAATTTAGTTATTAATGCCATTTATATTACCCCCTTATCCAGAAACAACCTGTGCGGCTGCCGTTATCATAATCTTCAAATCGACTGTTTTCGCCTATAATCAAATAGGTTGTTGCATGGAGGTTCCTGGCCTCGACACCACCATTATTAGCGGTTAATACCACTTCGCCGCCTTTGCTAATCTTCATGCCATCCTCAGAAATATTGGTGGCAATATCTACATCACTCTTTTTAATGGTCAGGCCTTCTTGGTTAAATGTAAAACCCGTAGACGTAGTTACTTTATCCACGCCACCCGCTAATTCCTATTGGACTATTAATTCTACTTGGTCAGATGTGATAGACGCATCAACCTTTTGGTTTATATTATCTATCTCTGTATCTGTGGCGTCTTGGCGGTTCGTGATACTACCAACCGACGCATTAATGGATTTTTGGTCTAATTGAATTTGGCTAATGGTGCTTTCCTAACCATCGACTTTACTAACGACTAAATCTATTTGTTTATTAGTTTTATCAACTTTGGCGTAAGTCTGATTAAGAACCTCACCCAATGTAGCAGGATTAGATTCACTCTCCGATGTGTCTTTATACGTCCAAGAAAGTTTACTATTGAGGCCGCCATTATAGGTTAAGGTCTGATTAAATAAGTATGTGTTTATAGTTGAATTGTCTTTGGCTACGATGGCTAAGGGGGTTCCAATTACTAGCTAATAATTTCCTCGCCAAGTACATTCATAAGGTGTTATCACTTTATTCGCTAAGGCGTCTATATATCCTTTTAGTATTGCGGCTACCTCGCTACTAGGCTTTAATCCTAAGATATTATTATCTCGAATATATTGTGTATCACCAACACCGCCATTAGTAGCGGTTATATTATCCCCTAATTCGGTAGCATATGTGATATTCGCCAATTGCTTTGGGCTATCCGCTTTTAACGTGAAATAATCCTCTTTACTGATACTATATGGGGTAGTTGTTTGTAAAATATCAGTAAATACTAATTGGTTTGCCCCATCACAATAATAATATGTGGTGGTAGCCTCCGCCGCATCATCTAACACCGAACGTAGTGTTTCTGTTCCCTCAAGGTTATAGGGTGGGGCTATGCTAAATCCATTATTAGAACTATTCTAAAATTTAGTAGCCTTTAAGTAAGTGGCGATTGCGGCGACCGCTTTACCCAAGTCTTGGGGCTATGCATTTAGGTCATTCCAAGTATGATTAGCCGCATCATATAACATATCATAACCTTTAACGGTTAAATTGTTGGTGTTCTCGTCTCGTGTTATCTCTTTGGGGTAGAACCTCGGTAATGTGGTCGCCCCATAGGGTAAAGCATTGACAGTGAAATAGACTAGGAAATAATCATATTGATTAATATCTATTGTTCTATTGGGGTCTAACAATTTTACCGTGGCGGATTGGCAAATACCAAACCCAAAAAATTTTCCCTATTCACTTGTTTGTTCTATAACTACTTCTATAATGTTGTCGTCCCCACTATAGGTGGCTGCTAAGGTAGAATTCTTATAGAATTCCACCTTAGCTTTTATTTTACGAGAGGGAGACATTATTTCTGTTGCCATTTAGTTTTCCCCCTTATAGTTCTATGAAATTTAAACTCATTTGCTTAAATACTTTGCGGTTATCCTATATCGTGAAATATTCGGGTTCGGGGGTTCCCGTATAACACTATATAGTTTTTAGTGTTTTCGTCTCAGGGTCTAGATACGAGATATTAACCACATAGTCTTTTATTGCGGTTAAAAGACTATTCATATGATTATCTAACATCGGTCTAAACCCGACATACACTTTAATCTTGCGATTAATTATATCTATAACGGTATTACCTGCGGCATTGCGGCCACTATTATCACTCACGAGAGTTTCATAGCCAACCTTCAAGGAACTCACCAAATGTGAGAAATCAGTATTGTTTATTTTAAAATAAATCATAAAATATTACCTCCTTATATTACCGCTAATGGTAAATTACCAGTTTGTTTAGTTATATTGTTGATAGAATTAATGGTTGCCCAACCTAATTCTTTACCATCAACATTTAAGGACACTCTGGTGGGCGAGGCCATTCTTGCGGCCAGCCTATCAGCGAGTTTATCCATCCACTCCGTGTTATTCTCTAATGGAACAACAGCTTCTTTACCTTGTTCACCAACCATTGCGATTGTAGCGGAATCTACAATACCGCCCTTGGCAAGGCGAGGCATATGGAGTTTTTGGACATAGCCAACACTGACACCAGGTAATAAGTTAATTAATTTAATAGCACCATTGATTAGACTAATAGCACTGTTAATGCTATTTTCAATTAATGAGATTACGCCATTAATACCCGCTTTAACAGCACCGCCAATAGCGTCGCCAATTGACGTTCCCAAGCTTGAGAATTTGTCTTTGATTTTGCCCCAAATGCCACTGAAGAAATTAACAATGGGCGAAAATACAGTCTTTACGGCGTTAAAGGCGTTATTCCAAACCCCTTTGAAGAAATTAGCGACAGGACTGAATATCTCTTTAATTTTACTCCACAGGCCGGAGAACCAACCTTTAATGGTATCAACCGCACCTTTAATCCAATCTTTAATGTTATTTACGGTCTTACTTACCCATTCGGCAATGGGTTTTATTATTTTATCAACGAGTAAATTAAATAGGCCTACATATAGACCAATTACAATCTCTACCATCTTGGAGATTATCTCAATACATTTATCAACAGGCGGTTTAATCCACTTGATATAGAAATTAGAAATAGGTACTAATACCTTTTCTTTAATCCAATTAATACCGTCAGATACGGCGGTTTTAATCGATTGCCAAGCATTTTTACACCAGTCTATAAACACACTAACAGCATTCTTAATCTTATCCCATAGGTTAATCCAGAAATTGCGGAAACCTTCGCATTCATTCCATAGGATAACAAATGCTGCGACGAGTGCCATAATGCCTGCAACAATCCAGGTAATAGGATTAGCAAGCATGGCCGCATTTAATAACCATATGACTCCGATAAGAGTAGCGACCGCACCTATTAATACCATTATAACAGCCTACATAGAGTAGCCGTTTTCTATTAGGTCTTTAATACCTAATACTAATAATAAAATGCCACTCATAATAAGACCTAAGTTAACGGCAACATTACCAAACAACATGCCTATACCGCCTAATACCAGACCTAGACCTGTTAATATTTCTATTAGGCTGCCCCAATCAACACCATTAACCCATGCGTCAAAATATCCTCTAATAAGTAGAACCGTTCCCGCGACTATCATTAATTCAGCGGCTAATACTCTAATTTTGGCTTTAAGTAGTTCAGGGGCTTTTAATATATCTTTTAAAGCAAATACCTCTTCCCATCGAGGAATTAACCACATGGCGGCACCAATTGAACCAATCAGCACTAATAAAGCCTGAAGACTTTTTTTAGCTTTTTCTATGTTAGTATTGAAATCATCAAGGCTAGGTAATTCTATATTGGACATATCCATACTATCAAGTGATGGAACGGAACCTCCGCCGCCACCTCCGCCGCCTCCACCAGTAGAGGTCGGGGATTGGATTACATTGAGTTCATCAAAACCCATTGTCTATTTCTTGAGTTCCTTCGCGGCGGCCGCTGCCCCACCAATAGCACTACCATAATTCTTCATGCTATTGGTAGCTTTATTAATGTTATCATTCGTCTTGCTAACACTAGCTTTACCGTCTGAGAATATCCCAAAGAAAGCACCTAACCAATTGATAGCGGTTATAATCCATTGGCACAGGGTTGCGATTACCTGGACTATTACCTCAATGGCCGGTTTTAGGACACCTATTCCCACCGCCGCCACATTACTAAATGCCGTGATTAATGGCAAAAGTCTTGCGGCTACATCGGCTAATTGAATCTTTAGATTGGCTTGGGCTTGGTTGTAGTCTAACACGGCTTTAGAATTTTGTTCATATATAGCGGCCGCATTACTATATAAACCATTTAATAGAGTACGTAAATAGACTTCTCGTTCTTGGGCGGTATTCATAGTTGCTAACTAACTATTAACCGCATCCTCACTAACACCCATCCAATTTAAGGCGTCTGCCAATGTTCCCGTTATTTTGGCGACTTGGGCGGTCTCATTAACGGACTCCGCCAATGTCTCAACGGGTATGGCATCACCCATAGTAGCATAGACACCTTGTAATATCTTTGTCCATTCCGCCAAGTCTTTCTCGTTAGTGGTTATTCTAGCGAGATTCTAAGCGGTCTCAACTGCCCTATCACTATCACCTAAGAACCTATATAGTTCTTTAAAGGTTTTAGTGGCCTATGCAGCTGAACTCCCTGCGGATTGGAATGCGGCATTTAATTTACCTTGTAATTTACCAAATTCTATACCCTCTGACAAACTTGCGGCCGCCAGGGCAAATGACGCCACAGTCTTTAATACGGATTGGACACTTTTCTTAATGCCACCCATAGCCTTTTCCACACCTTGTTTAGCTTGGTTAGAGGCCTTCTTTACGTCATTCAGGGATTTGGTTATTTTGTCTACGCCTTTGGCGGAATTGCCGCCTTCTTTGTCAATGCCCTTTAGGTCTTTCTTAACTTTATTAATATTATCAACGGCCTATTGGACGCTGGCTTTAATTTGTATATTTAAAGTTTCTTCTGTCATTGTTCTGTGTTTCCCCCCTCAAATTTCTTATTAAATTGCTATGCAAATGTCATAAATGCTATAGCATCTTTTTCGGCTGAGGATTGAATTTGTTCCTCTTCCGTTTCTACTTCTTCTTTGAACAAGGCGGGATATACATCTTCTATTTTTGGCGTTTCACTTTTATCGCCTAATACTATTCCTACTAATTTAGCTATTAAATTTGCCTATATATAATCATATGTCGCCTATTCTTTTAGGTTGCGTTCTTTCACTCTTTGGTAGCTTTCTAATCTTCGGGCTATTTCACCCAAAGACAAATCCCAAAATTCGTTTTCCGTCATCCCAATGTCAAGGCAAGTTTTTATTAGCGAGTCAAAATACTCTTCATATGTGGCGAAGTCGGGTTCGGCCTCGCCTTTTAAGCGTTTTTTTCCTCGGTCTCCTTTGGCATAATTCCGCTAGCCTGGAATAATTCTATCATTACAGGAATGAAATCAGTAGTAGCATGACCATCCGCGATATAATCATCCATAATATCATAAGCGTCATTAAGTGTAATCCCGTGATTAAAACGAGTCAGAGAAGCGTGAAGAACCGCCACCATTTCCGTCATTGAGGGGACACGAGTTTCACCGTCAGAAGTCATGAATAACATAAGTGGATTACAACCAATTTGGCGTTCTAATTGGACAATAGAACGTGTAGTAAGCGATAAGCAATAAGTTTTATTACCAACCATAAAATCTATAGTGTTCATAAGAAAAAATCTCCTTTAAAAATAATATAATGTTAAAACGTGGGGCGGCTATTAAACCGCCCCTTTATAATTAGCCTGCAGCGGCAATAGTAATTTTGCTATTGGGCTTAATAGAAAGAATGTAGGTCATAGCCGTGGCGACCTCACCCGCCTCAAGAGAGACAGAACACTCGCCGCTAAATGTTGCGGTAGTACCATCGCCAAGCGTAACCTTCCAATCAATAGAACCATCCAATGCATCAAGGGTCAAGAACTAAGCCCCGCCATTACGCCAATAGAATTTAAAATCAATGCTATCGCCATAAGTAATCAGACCAGGGATATACATATGTGCATCGTCGGCAAGAGTAGTAATCTCAATAGACTCAGTGGTTCCGCCCAGGGAAGGAATACTCACAAGGTCGGTAAGGTCGGTATATGTCTCGCCGCTAGATTTGTAAGACAGTTTAGTCTTTTTATAAGTAATAATTTCGTTCGCCATTTAAGGTTCCTCCTATTTATTCAAATTCCTCATACCCTAATCCCTCATACGTCATAATCTTTTGAATCATGGCGGAATTAGGGTCATATAATTCATTACTATTGGTTCTGGTAAAACCAATAGGTCTCAGTGTATCATCTATTTTTTTAGCGTATTTCTATAAATCCGCTATATCAGTTCCCCATACTTTAATTTGATATTGAACCCTACTATATCCTACTGTGTCGCCATTTCCTATAACATAGTTATTTAATCCTATATAACTAATCAGTGGCGTGGCGTCGCCTCGACTGAGGGTTAATTCATATTTAACAGGGATACCAATAGTTTTTAATGCCGTTACTAATCGTGTGTGGTAATCAATCATTAATACTACCCCCTAATATCTCTAATATAGTTGTCCTATTCTCATCTAAGGCAGGTCTCATATACGGTTGCGGCGGCTGGCCACTGGTGGTGTGCCATTCCCCTTTGTCGTCTTGATAACACCAAGGCGTGGGGCGACCGCCTTTCTCCGCGAATAGACCCGTTCCGTATTCTATATAAGGGGCATATTCAAGCGGCGTGTAAACGGTTCCTGTAACCTCTCGGCCATTATTCTCTACCTTACTCGTTATACTCCGTCTGAGTTCGCCTGTTTGCACAGGAACCTTTTCTTTTGCCGAACGTTCGATTAACGCACAACTTTTCTTCATACCATCAGATAATTCATCTATATCTAATAGGCTATCTAATTTCTAGGTTAATTCAGTCAATCCGGTAATATTTATTTCCATGGCTTTTATCCCATTGCCGCCATATACACTTGTTTATATCTACCCATTGGGTTCACATATAGGACTTTGAGTTTTTGATTGCCATATTCAACGATATGTTTATCACTAATTTCTTTATTAAATGTAATCCCAATGTAAGTAGAGTTAGTGTATAAGGGATTGTCCGAAATAGCCTAATTAATTAAATTAATTGCCATTAGTATAGTGCCGAATGACCCCTCATCTATAACAGCCTAACTATATTCGTTTTCTTTCATAGGGTAATATCTGTATTCCGTCATTTGTGCGTTTATCATTGGGTCATACCACCTTTATTACCCGTCTGCGTTTACGGTCAAGTATAGCTATAATATCTGAGGGATAGCCATCAATATAATTCTCTGAGACGCCGCTATAGGACTGACTAATCAAGCCTTCACTATTAGTTCTATTTAGTTTAATTACTGCGATTCTTTCCGCAACAATTTCTAATTCATAGTCTAATTCTCTATTGCAATAGGCCTGAACCTCGGCCATGGCCTATTTCAAGGCCAGGCCGATTTGGGCATCTGTGAAATTCGGGGCGGCCGCCCCAAGCATTACTTTAATTTCTTCTATCATAATGGCTACCCCTAATCTTTATTAGACTGTAATCTCGGTAGCGGCCTTGGGGGCTAAACCAACAGCATAGCCAACAGCGTTAATCTTATTGCCCGTAGCAACAGCATCAACGGCCACTTCCCAAGTACCATTAGCCGCCTTAGCGGTATAGGACTTAGAACCCACAGAGACAACGACTTTGAACACGTCCTGGCCGCAAGTGCCAGCAACCTTAGCCGCACCATTAGCAGGCTTAGTGATAATAACATTCTCAGTCTGAGGCTTCGCTAACATGGCGATGTAATTCTCGTCAGTCAGGGCAACAAGGCCAACCTTGCGGATGTAAACAATGTTCTCACGCTTATTCTTATCGCGGTCGGTCTCGGTCTCTACACCCTTCTTAGCAAAGTAGGTAATCGCATTGGGGTTCACGAGATAGCAAGCACTATCAGGGACAGCTTTACTCACAACGACTGGGACGCCGCAAACATGGCCGATATAACCAGTGCGGACGTAATCCTCGACATATCTTAAATCCTCGCCTAACTGCTTACGGATGTAGCCCTGCTGATTAGGAGAAACCAGGAGAGTATAACCGCTTTCATCCTCGTTAGAGGCATTAATCTCGGCAAGTGCGTCAACGACCTTGTTGAAGAAATAACGTGCAGTGCTGGTAGTGAAATCGCACTCAACAGCCTTGGTCGCCTTACCCATCTCGGAAATAGCCTTGCGATTGAGGTTATTAACCATATTCTCGGCCTGACCCTGCAAAAGGGTGTCAACCACGATAGGATTACGCATGGCGGCCTCATCTGACCAATGAGTTCTACCCTGGGTAGTAATAACCTCATATTCCTCTTCGGTGTAATTGACTTCGCTGAAATCGTCGTTGCCTTCACCCTCAGCAACATCCTTAATATTGTCATTAGCGACATACTTCTGAATCTTAATCTTCATGCCGGCCTCGGCGGTCAGACTGTCGTCGCTATGCATGAACTGAGACATAGACACCTTAGTATCTAACATAGAATTAATTTTCTCACGAATGAGTTCGTGGCTAAAATATACGTTTGCCATAAAATAGCATCCTCCTATTATTATTTCAATAAATTATTGTAGTATGTTGGATTACCATCTAATAGACGTTGCATCTCCGCCATAGGTAGTTTCAAGAATTCCTCTTTGGTCATTGGGGCTTTGCTGCCGCCGCCATTCCCATTGGGGACATCCCCACCTATGCGTTTCTCTACCTCGGCCTTTACTGCGGCCTTAAATAGTTTATCCAACTTATCAATATTAGCTTGGGCGGCTTCAATATCGTCGCTAATAGCTAATATATCTGCGAACTCGGCGGATAGACCACGACTAGACAGGACACTCTTTAACTCGCTACGATTCTTTTCAATTTGGAATTGGGCGAGTTGTTCCTCTAAATCTTTAATCTTTTGGTCTTTCTCGGCCTTTTCGCGTTCGTCTCCATCCAATTTGGATAGTGATAATTTTTGTTCAAATTTTCTTTGCTGCGTCTTTAACGCTTGGGCAACTCGTTTTTCGGCTTCGGAATTTATAAGTTGTAAAACCTACTCTTCAGTAAAGGTTTTTACCTCTTGAGTTTCCTGCTGTTCAGTGCCTTCCTGCACCTGTTCATTATTATTATTATCATTCATCGTTCAAATCCTCCGATATTATTATTTTTTAAATTTAGGTAATAATCTTCATTAGCAATATAGCAATACGAATACCCATAAACTGTGAGACGTTTTCCTTTTTCATATTCTCTAGCGGCACGACGTATATTACCAGCATCTCCGCCATTTTTCTTGGCTGCTTCGGCTGACGTAGTAAATACCTCACCCGTTGTAATACACAATACTTTATTTTTAGTTTTGTGCCTTGACTTAACAGAATGGGCTATATTTTCTTCTCTTGTTACCCATTCTAAATTCTCAGCCCTATTATCTTCTCGAATAGAATTAATGTGATTGACTTCGGGTTTGCGGTCTGGGTTTTCTAAAAATGCAATTGCCACTAATCTATGAACTCGTTCTAGTTTAGTCTTACCATTTGGTGTAGATAAATGAACCACCCTATAATGACAACCGTCTAATTTGCCAGTTAATAGATGTTCTTGCTATACCCATATTCCACCAGTATGGTTAGTCCGAATACGTTCTAATGCTTTAACTCTACCTAAATTACTAACCTAGTAAAAGCCTTCATAGCCTTTACAGTCTTTCCAGACTTCGTTTTTTAAATTTTGAATCATAACTAAAACCTCCTGTTATTAGATTTATGATATTTTTTGATTACTCGATTACGGGAACAATGCAGCATTTACAATTTGGGTGTTTTGGGACAAGTGCGGCGGCCTAGGCCAAGGGATATTTCTTCCCCTTCATGGCCTTGCAATCGTCGCAAGCGTCAGCCTCTACTAATACTTCAGCTAGCTAAACCCCATAATCCTCATAACGCTACTTTGCGGCCTCGGTCTATAGATGTGCCATCTCCGTTCTGATTAATGTATCAGCCCGATTATAGCTAACCTGAAACCGTTCTATTAATTCCCGCTTTAACTATGTCGTCTTTTTGCCTGAAACCAAACACTCAATTAATTTATCAGTGAGTTCTTCCTATAATAATTGAGTATTGTTCCAGACTCTTTGACTCCATGACAACCCATCCGCACACCATACCTAATTGATTACCTTTTCAATTCCCAAAGGGTCAAAAGTGGCGAAGGCGGGGTCTGAGGGACGAGATAATAACTCATATATCCCCCTATACTATTCTTGAAAATTCAGGGATAACTATTGAATAGTTTTGTCCCCGAATTCCAAAAATTTTTTAGATAACTCGGCTTGTGCTTGCCAATACCTATCTAATCTATATAAATCGGCGGGCGTGGGGCTTTCGACCGACGCCGCCAATTTATCATAGACTGCTTCGAATTCACTGATTACTTTTTTCATTAGTGAATTATATTCTTTTGCCATCTTCTAACGACTTTTTTCAATGGCCATGTTGGTATAGGCTTCTTGTGATTTTGTTGAACGAATTAGCCAATATAGATTACTCATTATCTTCGTCTTCTTGCGTCAGGCTGCCGCCCAAATACAGACTCATATTCTCTTTCTTTTGTTTGGATATTGCATCCAATTCCGCTTGTACATCCTTAACGAAAGGTATTTGGGCGAGTAAAGTGGCATCACTGACTGTTCCCTTCAAAGCATTGACCAAATTCACAATGCTAGTGTTATCTTCAGGAATATTACGAGTAAAGCTAATATCTATATCACGGAACACTTCTTCGCCAAGTTTCAAAGACTCGACACCGCAAATAATTTCAATGCGGCGTTGCAATGCCTTCTTCATTGCGGCTGCTATCATAGCGGCCTTGGTTTCCATACCTGTTAATCTATATCGAATGGCAACACCCGAAGAGACACCACCTACAAATGTCTCACTACTAAAGTCGGGGCATTTGGCAATGCGATAAATATTATCGTGAATGCGTTTTAGGATATTCTCAACTTGGGTATCTGTCGCATTCTTAGTTAGCCAAGCGGCGGCCGCACCCTCAGGCAATACCAAGGTTCTATTCTGCTTCATTAAAGCAATTTGTTCTATATTCTCGTCTGTGGGGTCAATGCCGATTAAAGCGAAATAGGCATCACAAAAAGCGGAATAATCATCTACCTCATCGGATAATATAATGTTGGCCGCATCCTGTAATCCCATGATAGCGTCAAATACTGACTTCTCATCGGGTAAATAGAATATGTTGGCGGGAACCTGACTAAAGTAGTGGCGACTCTGGCTTAGTGGCGTCAACTGACCATTCTTACCCGCCATATTATAGTGAGTAATATTTTTATCGTCATAAACATCGACGCAATAATTAATGGAGTTGTCCCATTCATTAGCCTGGTATATGCGAACGAAATAGCGGAGGTCGCCACTTAAAGTATTGTCATAGACACCGAAACAAGATAGAGGGTCTATAGTGCGGAATCTGACCTAAGCGTCATTGTCTATATACATTAATTCCGCCGCCACACCTACCTTGAGTGCATCCAATAGGAAAGATGAATCTTCCTCTTGGTAATCGTTATAATTGAGTACATCCATAATATCGCTAATATCTTGTTCGCTAGTGTAGGAAATGTAGCCAGGTGAGGCAATGTAGCCGCAATAGGCATCGGTTATATCCTAACAATAGTTCGTAATGATTTTATTACATGGCTTGGTGGGGTCATCATAATACTTTTGTAATATGGGTTGATTGCCATCATAATAATCTTTATAGGTTTGCAATTTAGGAACTACGTTCGAATAGAATTTCATTATCATTTGGGACAATAGTTCCGTGGTGAGGAATGTATCATTTGGTAATGTAAACATTATTCTTCCTCCTCTTTGGGCTTGTCTACTTCTATATAGTTATCAATAGTATCAGTGCCGCCGACGAATATAGTCTTGGCGTATAAATGTTCTTGGACATCCCTATGGCCTAATTCAGGCTTATCAGGGTCAATTAATTCTTGGCGATAACGTGGCGTCGCCCAATCAAAGACCTTATCTTCGTCAGCATCATATCTTACTAATGCAAATGATTGTGTTTTCATATTTCTTTGCCTCCTTATTCAAATGCAACCGTCCAACCTTTGGCGGCTGCTACAGCTATTTCTTCGGCGGTTAAATTTCCTATAGCACCGCCTTCTGTATTAGCACCTTGGTCGCTTTTAAACTTAATCGTATTAGTTCCACCCTTTTCGGCTAAAAATGCGGACGTGTCGGGTAAGCTATTTATTGTCTCAATCGCGGAATCATGATTGTATACTGAATTCTTTAGATTTCCACCATAATAAGCATAACCTGCACTAGCTAAATATAATATTTGGTTTGAAAGACGTGCCGTCTGATTTGGTTCAAAAGTAAATGAAGATAATTTTTCTGTCTCACTAACCATTCCCGAAAAGAAATTCTGTTTTACCTCTGAATTGATACCATAAACGATAGGCAAATCCCGTACTTCCTATAAGCTAGAACATTGATTAAATAAGTTATAATAAAAATTATAAAAACCATATGATGGTATTACTGCTGAATCTAATTGTTTAAATGCTTTCAACGATGGAACCTTGGTTAAATTACGGCATCCATCGAACATTGACGAACACGTTATCGCGGAACTATATCCGCTTGGCTTTTGAATAATAAAATCATCAAAAAAATTATCGGGAATTGACTTCATATAACAACCTGCAAAAATATTCGCACAATTGTTAACCCTACCAACAATATGAGGTAAATATGACAAGTTACTGCTAGAAAACATATACTACATATTATTACTATAATCATCCTTCATATAAAAAGTTAAATTAGTAAGGTCAATATCTGATTTAAAAAAAGAAAAACAAGAATCTGTATTTTGGATATTAGAAAATGATAATAAAGACGTATAGTGTTCTAATAGCCAAGATAATCTACCATAATAAAATAAATTTGAACAATCTCCCGTAAATGCTAAATCCTATTTTGTAGGTATATACCCATCTACTTTAACCTCACTAGGAACCTTTAGTTCCATATTAGGGGCATCACTCTACCATTTCACTTTCATAGTCAGGTATTACCTCCTCTGTCTCGGTGTAAACTCTATCCGTTCCCATTGGGTCAATAGCCTCGGCATATTTAATGCCATCACGTTCTATAAATAACCCTTGGTCGGAATAGTTGCGGGTGTAGGTTTTATTATTAATTTCTACTGTTTCTGTAATTACCATTTTATTAACCTCCTGTTATCTCAGGGTAATCTTCTATAGCACGAATTCGATTTGCTATTACCGTCCAATTGGTAGCGTTTTTATATTCATTTACTAAAGCCCGTGGCACATAGACATAAGCCTCTTTATCAGGATTATCGTAAGGAGTACCACGTAAAGCCCCATCGATATTTATTACGGGATATGAGGCAGAACATACAGCATTACTTCTTAATATTAATGTGGTTAAATGACTACACCCATAAAATTGATTTCTTCCAATGAATCCTTTGCAACTCGCTAAATCAAGTTTTACAAAGCTAGCACAATAGAAGAAAGTGTGTCCTTTAAGAGTCTCTACTAGTGGTATATTTATTGATGTTAAGGATTTACAGTTAGAAAATGCATATTCTCCAAGTGTATTAACATCATTTGATAAATTCACAGTTGATAACTGATTGCAATTATCGAAACAATTGTTTCCTATTGTAGTTGCATTAGGTAGACTTACTTGAATTAATGCCCTACAACCACTAAAAGCCGATGAACCCACATCACCAACATTAGTAAAAGTAGCCATAGCTAGCTTAGTCGAATCCTTAAAGCAACCCTATTTTATCTTAGTAGCGGTCGTATTTTCATAATTAACTAGAGTATCCATCAAGAAACCATCATCATTGCCGCCGCCGCTACTACCACCCGTAGGCAAGTTAGTAATGGCGG